TGGAAGAAGCTTCAAAAGATTGTCACCGAGAGCACTTGAAGAAAGTTTTTTAATAACAAGTTCAGACTCTGTATCTTTGAGCTTCCCCAAGTTGAAGAAGCTATAGTGACACCCATTGATTTGCGCGCGCTTGTAGATATATTCCATATCAAAGCCAAAAATGTTCCATCCAGTAATGACATCTACATCCTTTTTGTGTAGATACTTGTGAAACGCCTCTAACATTTCCTTTTCGGTTGAAAAGCTCAATATATTGGATCCCTCCAGATTGGGATCTGTTTGTTTGTAACAGAGGCATGTTTTATCATATGGTTCATCAGAACCAAACTTACACAGGGAGATTGCAATTTGAAAACAAGCATCTCCGGGGATGTTTGCATCAGGAAACTTACCAGTAGAACTGTTACATTCAATATCAACGGATGCTACAACAAACGGCGCAACATCATCTCTCGCCACTGGTTTGAGAGTAGTCCAATCATTACAGAACAAATCCATATCAACATTTGCGAGGTGTGAACGAATGCATTTATCACCAGTCTCAAGCCATCCGGTGGATTGGATTCCAGTGCGATGCATCAGGCGCAGCACTGGATCAAGATTTGATTCATACACTTTAACATTTCTCACACCAAAAATATTGAAAAGCTCAGGAGTTCTATCAAGAGGTCTTCTTAAAAATGAATCTGTGAGGCGACGAGCTTGAAGATTCTTAAAATTGATTTTCATAAATGGAAACTCCTCATTATTTTGAAATCCCCAAACATCTTTTGATTTGGTAACTGAATATCCAACGAGAGAATCTTTACATTGTTCATCAAGGATGTTGTAAATTCTCTGAATTTTTGCAGTGTCAATGTTAGGTGGAAGTTTAATAAAAAAATAAGGTGTAAATGCTGTTGTCAGACACACTGACTTTCCTTCCTCAGTCTTACCAAAGATACTGATCATGTGCTCGTCATCTGTATCTCTGGACTCCCATGTCAGTGCTTGGAAGGCTACCATTGTGTAATCATCGCCCGAAAATTTTAATATACTTTATTAGTAAAAATGTCAGCTGCTTTGATTGACCTTGTATCTAAAGGTGCCCAGGATGCGTACATCACTGGTCAACCCCAGGTCAGTTTTTTCCGACAAAACTATAAGCGTCACACCAATTTTTCTATGCGACCAGAGCGCGTGGACTACATTGGTACTTTTGGTGCCTCCAACGAAGTCGTCGTTCCACTCAAGTCCAAGGGTGATCTCTTGAGCTATGTGTGGATTGAGGCTGAAGGTATTGCGACACCCGGCGGAAATAACGCCATGTTTGACACCGCGGCGTCCCAACCAACAACTTTCCAATTGTGGATTGGCGGACAAAAGGTGTCTGAACTTGATTCCCTTTTCATTCAGGGTGTGTACAATCCACTTTACAATGAAACATCTGCCAAGGCGGGTATGAGATTCACAACCGAAACAACCCACGCGAACTCAAAGGGTGATCACTTTGTCATTCCATTTTTCTTTGGTGAAGATTGGACCAAGGTTCTCCCACTCGTGGCGCTCCAGTACCACGAAGTTGAACTTCGCATAAAGCTCCAAGATCAATACACTTTGGCGGGTACCCCCAAGATCTACGCGAACTATGTCTACCTTGACACCGATGAGCGTAAATTTTTCACAGAAAGTGAACATGAGTTGTTGATTACTCAAACACAATACCAACCAGGATCCCAAGCCGATACTGAGTTTGATCTCACATATTTCAATCACCCAGTGAAGGCTATTCACTTGGTCGCTGGCGACGCGGGTGCTGCCGTGTGGGACGACCACTACACATTCGGAACCGCCTCTTTGTACATTAATGGTACGGCACTTTCCGAGAATATGTCAAATGTCTATCACCACGATGTTGTTCCAGAAATGCACTGCAGCGCCATCGGTGCTGATACTTTGGACGAAGACACCGTCTACACATGGCCATTCTGCTTGAACTTGGCTAAATCTCAACCATCTGGCTCCCTGAACTTCTCCCGAATTGATAACGCGAAGTTGCTTCTTAACAGCGTAACCTCTGCCGATTCATCAAAACCAGCTCGCGTCTATGCGGTCAACTATAATGTTCTTCGTGTGAAGAATGGTATGGCTGGTGTTGCGTTCGGTAACTAATTTTACTTTTAACATAATTACAAAACCTTACATACGATTGGTTTAAAAATATCAATGATATGTAGGATAAGATGGATCTCGTTCCAATCAAACTTATTAAAAATCGCGATGTTCGCGATCGCCTTTTGAGGGTAAAAGGTGAGACGGCTGAGATTGACAAAAACGACTATATTGAGAGTAAGATAAACACAAGTCTCGCGGCGAGGCATCTCATGGCTATTGAAGACGCTGCTGAAATCGCGAAACAACTTCTCCAAAGCCGTGGAGTCTTTGAACAGATCGGGAAAGATATAAAAAAGGAATCCAACTATGACTTCAAGTTTGTGTGTCGTAAAACATCCAACATGACGAAATCCACAAAGAACCGTAAAGGTATCCAATATCTTCATATAGCACACACATATCCGGGTGGTGACGGACACTACGCTCTCGCGAGGGTCAATCACAGAGAGAAGTCAATTAAATTATTCAATTCCATGGGTGCGGGGCGTACAGAATTCAAGAACGAACTGCGTACGGTATATGGAAATACGTATACCATACGAAATAAACAATCCACAGCCCAACCGACGGGTGGATTTGTGACGACAAATTTGGAAAATTATAAAGATCTTCTTCGCAATACAAAGATAAATATAAGAAATACAAAGGTTCTTGAAAAGTCTTTTGAAATTTCACAATATGATGAATTGTCTCAACATCATTTTTGTTACATAGAAGCCTTCATCGCCATGATGCACGATACTCTCGGAACACCCCCCGGTCCAAGAGATCCACGGGATCGTCTCGTATTCATAAAGATGGTGGTGTGGGGACTCATTCATAAATATGTGCCACCCTCAAATAGAAAGACACTCCGATGGAAATACTTTGAAACAAACTTTCCATATTTTTTGAAAATCACAAACACCGGTGGTAACCGATTTAACTTGAATCACATCGCACAAATACCAAAACTTGTGAATGGTATCAATGTTGAAAAGGCTAGAAAAACTTTAGTAAAAATAGAATTTCCCAAAACTATTAATAGCTCATGGTCTTTGACTCAAATACTAAATTGGGCGGGTAGCAATTAAATGTGTGTATATTGTAAATGATTCCAGCTATTATTGTTGGAACTCTCGCAGCCGCCGCAGCGTACACCTTCACAGGTGATAATCTCGTGAGTTCCAAGGAAGCTAAGAAGTTGATTCGCTCAGGAAACATAAAGAAAGTCATCGACGTTCGCACAATTACCGAGTACAGAGCTGGTCACTATCGGGGCGCCATCCACATCCCAGTGAGTAAAATCAATAGGAAAACTACCACGGAACTCCCAAAGAAGGGTTTGCTCGTCTACTGCAACACTGGGCAACGAGCCAGATTTGCGGCAGAGAAATTAGAGGAATTGGGTTTTGAAGATGTGTATTACATTGCGGGACACTACTCAAGTCTTAAGTGAGACCCTCAATGACCTCTTTTGTCTTTTCGTACATTCGCTTCGCGTGGAACTTTTCATCCTTGAGTTGTTCCCAAATCGTCAATCGATACTCCAAGAATTCTAAGAATCGCTCGGGGTCTCGTTTGGACTTGTAACGAATCTTTTCGCCTTTCATCGCCTCGTTCATGGCGGCAATCTTGGCTTCAAACATGCGTTTTTGCATGGCATCTGGACTCTCACGAGACGTGATTTCTTCCTTTTTGAGCGCCATTTGTAATACAGTTGCGCGACATCTTTAATTGATTGTAAGAAGTGCTTTGTCTCTCCATTTCGTGACTGTATATACAGTGACACCCAATTCCACTGCGAGGTCTTTTAGGGTTAGGTGTTTACCATAATAGTTTTCAAGAATGTATCGGGTCACATCATCTAGACCATAGAGGATATCGGGTTCTTTGTCGTAATACGGTGGAGTTTCATAAAATTGAAGTTCCTCGTGTATTGTCGTTCGTCGCAAACAATTTTTACAACTCCAGTAAATCCATGGATATGCGTACGTACTAAACTTGAAACCCAACTCTGGGTTAAACTTTTGAGCCGCCCGAACGAGACCGTGTAGTCCCACACTATTTATATCCTTCCTCGTATGTATACCACGTTGTCGCGGGTATGTTTTGAAATATACATCATTTGAAACTTTATAAGCAAGTCTGATATGATTGGTTATCAATTCCTTCTTATAGAGGTTCATCTTGTACTTTTTATGTTCGTCTACTTTAATAGGTATGTTTGTAGCATTAACTGTAATCATAATTTTGGTTGTGATACCGATTATAGTTGTAACATGTACCAGATTATTTGAGCCTTACCCCGAGGACTTTGCGTAACTTCTGGAGAACTGCGTTGTCTGGAATAGCCTTCCCCGACTCATATGAATTGATGACATTTGCTGGAACTCCGATGGCTGTGGCGAGGTCTTTTTGTGTTTTGAAACCTTTAGCGGTGCGTGCTTGTTGAATCGTTTTAGCCACAGACAGACTTACTTTTTCATGGGTTCCCAACTCGGTTTGATCCAACGTTTGAGCTTTTGTAACTTCACGGTGAGGCACTTTTGTTTTTTGACTTGGTAATGTCTTACCGTGAATGACAACGGGGTTCCAATCTTGATGGTTCATTTTATTATATATGGAATTAAATCTTTATTCATACCCTCTCCAAGTTCCCTTTAATCTCTTCTATAAGTCTTGGCATAGCTTCAGACTTAAACACTTCCTTAGTTGGGAACCGTTCGTCTGTAGCATCCGGGTTTGTTTTGCGGTCAATATCCAAAATGATGTTTTTTGTAGCATCATAGTACTTATCATACTTTGATTCATCCTCAAGAACCTTGAGAACACCATTTTTCCCGACATTCCGTGCAATAGTTTGCATGGCTTCCTGCTTTGGTCTATAAATGGTTCTTTTCGTTTCTTCAATAACTTCACCATCTTTATTTACACCCTTACTAATCACCTCCTTCGTTTCTAAAACATCATTTTGGGAAATCTCCTTCACAATTTCCTTACCAACGGTTTCTATAGCCTCGGCTATAGTAGTGGCATCGGTGGGCTCTCTCACAAAACTATCAACAATTTCCTGGGTTGGTTTTTGTTTGAGGATGGCAATCATAATATCAACCATTTGTTCCATTGCGGTACCAATAATCGTTAAACCATTGTTACCATTAGAGCGATACTTTTCAATGTATTTTTTGGGAATGAGGGCATCCTTAATGCTATAGAGCTCTTTTAACATCTTTTCAGACTGGGTTCCACATGGAGTTCTACTCTTTGTGTAGACGAGGTAGACAATCGCAACAAGAATTGCAACCAAGATAATGTTCATAATTCTTTCCCGGTTCATATTATATTATAGTTGTGACATTTTATTTGAGATACCATCCGACAGTCTATCCAAATCATTCACCGACTGGGGTGTGGGTTCCGCCATAGGTTTCACCGAGGGTTCTACTCTGGGTTCATCTTTTGGTCTCATTGACATCATAGCGAAAATTGCAGCGGCTATACTGATAATCAACAATATGATAATAACAGTGATATTCATTATAATACAATCAGATTTTTTTAACTGGCCCAAGCACAACATCTGGTGACAGGTACTTTTTAAGAACATTCGGGGGATGAAGCATATCAAACTCTTCAGTTGCATCTTTGCCAGCAAAGAGCATGATCGCCTTCTTGCCACCTGGATGATCTGGCAAAAACTTTGTGAGATCATACACGATATCTTTGATAATTACCCAACAATCTTCTTCGGTATTATGCTTCGCAATTTCAGTGAGAGATAAGTCTCTTGGATTAATGTGATTATTTATAGTTCTCACTCTATGCATTCTTGCTTAACTATTGTTCCTATTTTTTAAGAGTCTGTCAAGTCTCTCCTTCTCCTTATTCATAAAAACAGTGAGTTGCATGACCTCTCCATCTAAATAAACTTGTCCATGATTCTTTAGTCTATCACACTTTAGCACCTGATCGACTCGCACGAGATTCACACGAACCATCTTTACATTTCCAGGTTTACTGTGATGCACCGCAAGTAAAGCTGCGTCCCTTTTTGTCTCCTTGGGAAGGGTGTTTTCTTCGTGACATACAACAACATGTGCTCCCGGACCACCGTCCACATGTAACCACCACTCATTCGGGTAACTCGACCCAGTCAGGTCATCATTTTCTTTGGCAGTCTCACCCACTTTGATCTTGATACCATCTGGGGATGTGTATGTCTTCATGTAGAAGATTTGTCGCATATTTTTAAATTGGATTGTACAATAAAACCTGTGATGATATACTTTTCCCCACTTTTGATAACATTTCCACGGTGAAGATAACTCCATGTAGCCGGAAAAAATAAAATAGAACCTTCTTTTGGTTGAATACTTTTACCGTTTAAAAAATCTGTAGAACCAC